GAAAGCAGCATCCGAATGCGGTGAATCTCTCATCACGTATGTACTCCTCGGTGGTCATCTTCGAGAGCGTGTAGTCCTTGCTGTCCCATCGAGTCTCGAAATCGATGGCAAGTATCCTGTCGTATGGCTTGCTCAATGCGTCTCTCCCTTGTTGTGATTGAATTCTGACTCCATGAACGCATTGGCTGCGGAATAGACCAACTCTTCAGCCTCATGCTCTTCGGCGTTCATACCCGCCACGGTGAGCGTGTCCCTTATGCGGAGCAGCAGCACGCCGCTGGTGTCCTTACCCTTCAAAAAACACATGGTGATCATGGTGAACAACTTCAGACACTGTATCTGTTCGTCGTCATCAAAACTTTCCAAGTTACTAGCCAACTGCAAACTCAGTTGCGCTCTATTCAACAATGCTTCCTTATCCATCACTTCCTCTCCTCGAACCAGTTGTCTAACAAATCAATGCCATCCTCACGGACAACCATTGCGGAACCGCCTGCGCGGTGGATGTGAGCGATCTCTCGCTCTTGCAAAGCAGTGGGCTTGTTCTTCCCTGCCTTGCACTCGATGCCCAGAAAGAATCCTCTGAAGCACACGATGATGTCCGGTATCCCGGCCCTGCCGTAGCCATTGGCTGCGGCGAAGAAATAGTAGGCGTCATGCTTCTTGATGACCGCAACACACGCAGCCTTGACGCGGCCTTCAGGCGTTTGTGCCATGTGAGTCCTTGTTGAATTGGGGGTGGTGGGATAAGTAGATTACTTGCCCACCTCAAGTTGTGAGAGAGGCAGCACCCGAAAACTGCGGGGCGGGGGTGCTGCCATCAGAGATTAACTACATCTACTAGGCCATGTCTGTCTCTGACGAAATGAGCCCGCCCCTTACTTATTTGTTTGGTTAAGTATCTGTTGCGTGTGCGCTAGATTGAGCGCGGCCTGCGCGAGTTGCATCGCTTGATGCGGTTCTAATGCTTCGCCTGACTTCCTTGCCAGCGCTTCGATTGCTTTTTCAATTACATTTTTCATGGGTTTTATCTCCATAAGCGCCACCTGTTAATCGGTCAGGTGGCTTTACCGTCTTGCGTATTTATTGATTTGTAGCATTTGCCCATAGTTACCCAGCTAATAGTAGTTGCGCTAACGCCGTAGTCTTTGGCGATATCCTTTTGAAAACGATTTCCTTGAGCGTACTCTTTTCTTATCTGGTCGGCTTGTTCGTTTGTTAACTTTGCTGCTCCCCCACGCTCTCCTTTTGCTAGGCGGTTTTTAGCAATGGCATCTTTTGTGTTGTCTGCCTGAGAACCAATAAAGAAATGCTTTGGGTTGCAGCATTTTCTGTTATCACATTTGTGAAGCACAAGATTATCGGCTATGCCAGATGCGGCTATACCCGATGCCCCTCTTGGATTCTCTAATAGCCCGCTCAACCACGCCGCTATACGGTGCGCCCTGTACTTCTTTCCGTGCCAGATTACTCTGCCGTACCCCCTGCTGGTAGCCCCCTGCCATTCCCAGCATCCATCCGTCTTCTTTACTCGCGCCCAAAAGGACTCAGGTGTTTGCGGCTCTGCCATGCTGCCCCTTACTTATTTATTTCCGTTTCGATTAACTTGGTCAAGTAGTGCTGCGCCTTGCGGAGATCATCAACCCCGCCCTTGTCGCGCCAGCGGCTGACATATTTAATAATGTTCCCCTCCAGATATGGGATCTCGTTTTGCACAATGTAATCCCACGGCTGGATACTTTTGTTTTTGTAGTGGGAGCCTCCCACTTGTACGGCGTTAGCCTCAGTCATGCTCCCCCCAGTTCTCCACCATTGATTTAATCTCTTCGATCTTACGAAGCGCACACTCGTAGTGGTTGTGCCCATACTTCCAGCAGTCAGGGCTGTGGGTTCCGATCCTACCCTCTCTGTCCTGCTGCCAACGTAGGGATTGTCTTAGTCGGATGATCTCTGCGGCGGCGTCTGCTGCCAGATCGCTCTTGCAAGCGTACAAGCGCAGAAGGATTTCCGCTGGGCTGTCTGGTTTCATTTGTTTTCTCCTTCATTACGTACCTCGCACGGTACTGTATATTGCCCAATGTTCTCCATCGGTATGGGCTTGCTTTGCGAGAGGGCTTCAGAGATAAAAAACTGCGCCGCCTCCAACTGCTCAACCTCACGTGTTTTTGACTCGTACATGAAGTGCAGCAACTCCACGCGACCCCAATAATCTGAGGCCGCCCAGTCTTTGCTGTCTGGATAGAGAGAATCAGGCAGCGGATAGGGCTCAGGCTGCGCGAGGGCAGCGCGAGCGTCATCGACGGCTTGCTGGAACTGTTCGTTTCCTGCCGTAGGCAACACACAGTTTTTCACCAAGTTACTAAGCGCGGTTCTTAAGTCACTCATGTCTTACTCCTTTTGGGCCAGTCGGCAGGGCGGTCTGTCCATTCGACTACATCGCTCCAATCAATCTTTTTCTCGGCCCAACGTGCGGCTCTGTCGGCTGACTCAAACGAAAAAGCAGGCCACGACCAGCATACGCCGTCCCACCAGCGATATGCACCCACCCACGGCGCATTACTGTTCTTAACAGGCCACCAGCCAAGGCTCGGTGGCGGGCCTTTGTTCCAATCTGCGTACAAGTCTTTCATATTCCATTTCATCACTTTATCTCCACAGCATAAAGCCGCATAAACTCGGCCAATTTGTGTAGGTCATACAACTGGGCAGAAGGCACAGCCCGTGGCAACCGATAGCCCTCGGCCTTGAGCAGCACCGACAGCGCATCCCTACGTGCCTCTGGCGTAACCACTTCCAGCAAATTGGCGATCTCCTGCGCCTTCTCCCAGTCAATCACGCGCTACTTTCTGCGGCTTTATCTTCTCAGGACAGATAAGTTTCGTGCCGTCTTTGTTGAGATAGCACCGATAGATGTCATTGACATCATCTTCGCTAGGGGTTTGCTCAGGCGGCTGCGTACAGGCGTACAGCCACAATACACAAGCCAAGACAACTGCTAAGACGCGCATGGCCGTGCCACTTCTCTGACCCACGTTGCCAACTCCTTGGCCGTCATATCCTCGGGCGGCTCGAACCCCTCGGGGATTTCCCAGCCTGTGCCTGTCGTCCTGAGAATCTCCTCGATGGGAGTTCTATTCCGCAGCGAGTCCCTCGCCGCTTGTGTCGCGCATCTCCAGATTAGCGCCATCTTCACTCTCCTTTGATTTGGTATTTGAAGGGCCAAGGACTGCTTCCAACGTAACGAAACGGTGCAAGTTCGCGCATTCTCGGCGTCTCATATTCCCGTTCCTTGTCGAGAGAACTTTCGTCCATGCCCCGCACTGGGGGCATGGAAAACCTTGAGTAGTCCTCGCCATTACCTAAAGTAAGCACCGATGCGTCGTCCGAGTCCACCAAGGAACCCTCCCGTAACTGGTTTGGGTTCTGGCTGAACTTGCGCGAGCGCCGTAACGGCATCAATAACCTTCTTCTTGGGTCGTGCCTTGTACGGGGGCAGCGGCTTGTACGCCTCGATGTGCGTGTGGAACCGCCCGTTCCTATCCTTGCGGAGGAATCTGGCGCGGAGCATCCGATAGATCAGCGACTTACCTGTTGATGTTTTGTACGTGATGTCCACGGACATAATCTCGTGGATATTTTCCTCGGTCAGGCCCGGGGTGTCGCGCACGACGTTAAAGATGCGCTCGGCTATGGTTACTTTGCTCATACGATTTCCTTACGATCTACTGATTGCGCGAGCAGCCACTTGTCACCGAGCATTCGCACGGCAGCGACCCACTTACGTTGGTTGGAGCGATTTAATTCGCGGGAGATGTAATCGACGTTGTAGAGGCGTCGAACACGCTTGAGTTGCAGGACGTTCATTGTTTCTCCTTGGGTGACTGTTGTCAATCGTTAGACGTTCAATCCGTGCCATGTTTTTGGCACGGCGGCTTTGTCTGGCAATTCTTTGATCGCCTTCATTGCCTTACGCATCTTCGTAATACGCTCGGCTCTCTTATCTGTGGGAAGAATGTTCTGTTCCCTTACTTCTCTGGCTAACTCCTTCTCGGTTCTGGCGAGCAGCCTCGCACGGTTCTTGTCTGTGTCGGCCACGGGGTCGATGCGCTCGAACACGGACTTGGCGCGAGCCTTCTCCTCCTTGGGTACGACGGCGAACATGGCCCTGATGCGCGTCTTGATGTGCTCGGGAACCCAGTCCACCCAGTGGGCTGCGCGGTTGGGCAACTTGAGTTCCTTTGCGAAATCGCTGGGCATCTGTCCAACACCCGTCGTCTTGCGCTCGACCATGCGCTCGATCACCTTGTCGAGCACGAGCAGGTACGCCTGCAACGCCTCGACCTTCTCGGGCAGTCCCCCGTTGGGTTTGCCTTGTTGATAGTCGATCATGCCCGCGACGATCTTGCGCTCGTACTTGGCTGGATTGATCAACTCCCGCCAGAGCAAGGTGTGATGGTGGTTGTGCAGTCGCTGCTGCTTGAGCCACTTCTTCTGTGCCAGCACTGCGGCCCTGATGTCGTTCTCCACCACCTTGTGGAGTTTGCGTTTGGCTAGGCGGTTGTTGATCTCGTTAGGCGACAGATCCACGTAATGCGTCTTCACGCTCGGCCTCCTCTGCTTCTTTTGCGAGTCGCGCATCTTCCTCTTCCTCTGCGAGGCGCTCCTCCTCGCGCTCCATCTCTTCGAGCCACTCCGCTTCCTCGTCAGCGTCGGTGTACTCCCACGCTGGGTCTGAGTCAGGTGGGTCTGGGCAATCGCGCCATGTCGATTCGCGGCCTTTGTAGATCATGCCCATAGCGTCACCTCCGCTTCCGTCTCGATCCACACCCTTGCTCCGCAGGACAGGGGAGACTCGGCGCTGTACACCACGCGGCTAGGCCCGTGGATCTGCACCGCGTGGGCGTAGGTGTTGCTCTTGTATGTCTTGACGGTCAAGACAGGGTCGTTAGTCCCCAACTTGGCGTTGGCTTTGATCACGTGCTGGTTAACGTGGATGATCGTTTTCATTTCTTCTCCTCTGTTTCGCATACCCAAACCGTTGTGCCATCTGGCTCCGCCCAGAATTGATCCGTGTGCGGTTGCCACTCGCCACCGACATCGTCGTGTTTCGGTTTGGTCTTGTTGACCGCGAAGTACTGATTGCCAATTGAATACACGGCAGGCGCGGCGTATCGCTGATAGCGGCACTCCGACACCTCACCGATGTCCCACCCGAGGGTGGACGCTAGGATCTCTTTCGCATTCATTTCTGCTCCTGTGTTTCTTTGAGGTTGTGCAACCTACACGCCCCAATCGCGTGCTTTGCTTGAGTTGCTGTACTAATCCGATAACCGTGAAAGTAAGACGTCCACGTATCGCCAAAACGGTTGTGGTCTGTCTTCTTGACCAGATACGGGCCGCAGACGTATTGGTGTCCGCCGATCAGCAAGTTGGGGATTCTTTTGAACTTCATTAACTGAGTCACTTCTTCCCCCTCTTCGGGGCTTGCACACCGAGGCGCACCATCAGATCCCTGACCCGTGCCCACGCCCAGTTGTCCTTGGCACGCTCACGCATACCCTGAGCCATCAGTTTGCGCTCCTCCTCAAGGAAGAGGTCGTTCATGGACTGCCAGCGCTTGCGCTCGTCCTTGTCGTCTAGTTCCATTT